CTCAGAATTAAATGCTTTGAGTAGTTCATCAGGTTGCAGATACGGTCCGCTACCAGTCGTGCCGGTTTATCAGTTTTCGCTTTGATATCATAATCAAAGGCGATATTCAACACGTCACAGATCTTAACTCCAAACCGATACGTCTCGTTAGAAACGACGGTTGGAAATTGTGTAGTCCAGTCTGTGATTAACTGATCCGGAGGCAAGAAACCATAATCGTCCATGTAGGAACGCTGATTCACGTCACCCACCAACTTATAACTCGCATTGGGGTTGATGGCAAACAGCACTGCGTAATATGCCCTTGGCAACGTAAAACACTCATCAACGAACACCCATTTGGCGATTCTCAGTTGATTATTGGTCAAGGCGTTCTCGTAAGTGTTTATGCGCGCAGAATATACGCTAGTGTACTTGTTCTCATTCTTAACTTTCGCACGTACAGCTGCGCAAAATTCTGCTCTTAAAGCCGCGGATGGACAGATGTAGAAATCGTTCTCTGAAAAAGTGCGCAAAATGTCTTGAGTTTTCCCCGACCCAGCATACATGTTCGCAATAACAATTTGAGGTATTTCGCGAGCAGGTACAACCTTTTCAAGTGCTTGCACCACTTTAGTGTGCAAGTCTTTGAACACATTAGCTGGGTTTTGTGACTTTAATTTCAGGTCCTGAACGTAACTGCGGAAGTCCTCCGTCAAACTTTCGACAGTGGCCACCTTTCCCGAACTCTCAGGGAGCGCTGGAACGGGCACATAATGCAAAGAACGTTCTTTTTCCTTGTCTTCCGTTTTGTCACGGACGGCCACTTCTCTCGTTTCAATCACGCTACCTTTAACTTCCACGACTTCATGGAACGGATGAATGGGAGGCTTGAACAAATATTCACATACGAATTCCTCTCCACACACCTTGCGAATCAATTTAAAGGCTTTAGCAGTCGGGTCATAGCGATACATCACCTTCTTTTCTTTTTCACTGAAAAGGATGTCTTCCATCTTCGCTTTAAGGTCCCGAGAATGTTTCAAAGTAATCCAATCTGTAAATCGGCCGAACATTTCCGCGAAACCAAAGCTGGTGATCGAACCCTCTTTACTCAACTTGATGAATTGTGTCAGTGCTGTATATACTTCGCCTCTGTTTAAAGTGGCGTAGCACATCGCAAACAACACCGCAAATTTCATCTCTCTAGGAGTCGCATTCCAAGGCTGATGGATAGTCCTCGAACCCACAACCAACTTATACTTCATGGATGCAGCATACGCGTACAAATTTGCCGGATCAAAAGAATCAGCTTTCATACGCATGCAATAATCAATAAGTTGCATTAGCGGTTTCTTGCTTACATCTTGCCACACGTAAACTCTCCTCGTTAGATACTTCAGAGGGTGGAAAATCGTGTATTTATCATCTACATCTGACCTGATGTTATAAGGCAGGATCATTTGCGTGGGATTAAAGTAAAGCCTGAAATATTTATAAGGACCGATGCAATCAATAGCATCCCACACCAGGCTAACTCGAT